CATGGCTGTTACATCGACGCTTAGTGCGCAGGTTATTGCGGTGAGCTCGATTTTGAGTTTCGATGTTTATCGGCTGTATTTTAAAAGGGGGGCTAGTGATCGGGATATAATCCGGGCGAGTCATTTGGGGGTTATTTTCTTCGCGGTGTTTGCGGCGGGGTTTAGTACCATGTTGCATTATGTGGGAATTGATCTCGGTTGGACATTGTATATGCTTGGTATGTCTTTTTTCACCCTGCTCTATCCTAACCCTCACGCCCCTCTGTCATGCCATTACAGCCACTAACAAGATGCAGGAGTGGTAACATGCCCTGGTGTCTTCCCAATGGTTTTCACCGTCCTCTGGAAACACCAATCCAAAGCCGCCGCCATCCTCTCCCCAATTCTCGGCATAGCCACCGGCATCGCCGTCTGGCTCGGCACAGCACACCACTTCTACGGCTCGGTCTCTGTCTCCGCAACAGGCGGACTACTCCCCTGTGTCTACGGAACCGTGGCCTCTGCGTTCTCCCCCATCCTCTACTCCGTGCTGATTACCCTCCTCAAGCCGCAGAACTACGACTGGAGTAACTTCCGGCAGGAGAAGCTGGCGCTGGAGAAGGTGGAGAGCGATCTTACTACTGTTCACCAGGATAATGACTCGCCGTCTGTTGCGCAGGAGCAGGAGACTAGGGCTGGGGATGAAGTGGAGCAGCACCGGAATGAGGAGGAAGGGGCGCAACCTGCGCCGCAGGCTAGCACTGCTAAGGAGTTGAAAAGGTGGACGCGGATTGCGGCGTTCTGGTCTGCTGCTACGTTCTTGGGACACTGGGTTATCTGGCCGTTACCGATGTACGGGTCTAAATATGTCTTCGAGAAGAAGGTTCGCCTTATCCCCCTCCTTTCCCCTTACCTTAGTCTCCCCCTTCCCCTCTTCTGCCTTGCCAAGCACATACTGATGTGATACGTGTGCAGTTCTACTACGCCTGGGTAATCGTCGCCGTAATCTGGCTCTGGATAACCATGCTGGTAACAACCTTCTATCCGATCCTTGACGGCGGATGGCAGCAGATCCGCGAGGTGTATAACGGCTGGAAGAATAACAAGCGCACGGCGATCGACGGGACTGTGCCGGCTAGTCCGCCAAGTCCGGAGGAAGTAGAGGTTGAGGGGAAGGAGACTAAATGAGCTATGTATAATGAGGGGGTGNCGAAATTCATCAATGCCTATAAAAGTGCCAGTTCAAGACTTATCAAGAAGGATTTTCCTCATGTTCGTAAAAAATTATGGAAAGAAATGTTTTGGTCAAGAAGTTTTTGTTTGTTGACAGCTGGTGGTTCAACTATTGAAGTGGTGAAAAAATATATTGAAAGTCAAGGGGCAAAGTGAGGTGATTTGATATGGCTAAACAAAATAAAGCGTATAAGTTTAGATTGTATCCAACAGATGAACAGGCTTTGATCATACGCAAAACGTTTGGATGTGTCCGTTTTGTCTACAACAAGATGTTAGCTGAACGTAAAGAGACTTATGAGTTATTAAAAGATGATAAAGATGCCTTAAAAAAGGTGAAGAATCCTACTCCTGCCAAGTACAAAAAGGAGTATGAATGGCTAAAGGAAGTAGACTCTTTAGCATTAGCGAACGCACAACTAAATTTGGATAAGGCATATAAAGCATTCTTCAAGGGGAATGCCAAATTCCCGAAATTCAAAAGTAAACGACACAGGCAAAGCTACACAACAAATGTTGTAAACGGTAACATTCAGTTATTGGATAGTCATATCAAATTACCTAAACTAAAAATGGTCAAAATCAAGCAACATAGAAAGNACCCCCAAAAGTTAGAGTTTTATTATGCAGCTGATTGGCTGGATTGAGTTCGGTATTCGACTGGACTCAATCCGGCTAATTTTTCTTTTGAACGTTCATTGTTATACCAGTAGATATATTCTTCTATTCTTCTTTTTAATTCTTCATAGCTTACTAGTTTTTCCCCATAATACATTTCTTGCTTTAAAATGCCAAAGAAATTCTCCATCGAAGCGTTGTCTGCGCACGTTGCTTTACGCGACATACTTTGGAATATTTTATTTGCTTTTAATGTCTTCACCCATTGGTTGTGTTGGTAATGCCAGCCTTGATCGGAATGAATAGTAGTGCGATAGGTTGCATGATTTTCTATTATTCCTATTGTTTCTTTTAAAGGTTCCATGACAAGATCTAATGTTGGACGTTTCCTAATTCCAAACGCTATAATTTCTCCGTTATAAAGATCAAGAATTGGATTTAGATATAACTTCTCCTCCCCAAGACATTTGAATTCTGTAATGTCGGTTACTAATTTCTGAAGAGGAATAGGTGTGCTAAAACGGCGGGAAATTCGGTTTTTTGCAACCTTCCCAACCTTTCCTTTATAGGAATTGTATTTACGGGATTTCCGCATAAATTTTACACATTTCAATCCTAGTTCTCGCATAAGTCGATACACTTTCTTATGATTAACACGATGTCCTAATTTATTTAATTCCTTCGTGATGCGTTTATAACCATAGCGTTCATGAAATTTCTTAAATAGGTCAGTAATAAGTTCCTTAAGTTCCCTGTCCGGGTCTTCTTTTTCAAGGTTTTTGATATGATAGTGATAGGTTGCTTCAGGAATACCCACCACAAGGAAAATATCCTTTAATCGGAATCCTTCTTCTTTGAGTTCGAATGCCAGTTTTGCTTGGGCTTTTCGAGGAAGACATTCGGATTTCCCCGAAAAGCTCTCAGCTTTTTTAGGTATGCATTTTCTAACCTTAGTAGTTCGTTCTCACGTTCCAATTCTTCTTCACGTGTTAATTGTTTTTCTTCCTTTTTCTTTTGTTTATTGTGTTTCTTAGACATAGAAGACCGCCCCTTTGGTTTTGGAATTAGGCCTTCTACTCCTTGTTCATGAAATTCTTTCATCCAGCGAATAATCAAGGAAGGGTTGTTCAAATTAAAATGAACAGCAGTTTCTAAATAAGAAGCACCTGTGTTTAACATAAATTGTATCGTATCCATCTTAAATTGAACAGAATATTCCTTTTTCGTTTTCCTATGTTTTAACCCATCCATCCCTTGAGCCTTATATACATTCACCCATTCACGTATAGAGGTCTGGCTTCCCATATTATATTTTTTTGCCAATGATCCATACCCAATGTTTCCCTCTAAATACTCGGTGACAAGTCTTATTTTGAATTCTTCACTATATTTTGCCATAAAAACACCCCCGAAAGTTAGATTTATTACTCTAACTTTCGGGGGTCGGTANTGATTGAATGAGGGTATCAATATGATTGAATGTGGGATATGATTATGATTGAATGTGGGATATCAATATGATCGTTGTCAAGAATATGATTGTGAGAATTGTTATTCGGACATCATTACGACTGAGTGTTCAGAAAATCATCATGATGTTCGGGATATCAATATGATGCAGAGACATTATTAGGAATATTGTGATGACTGTGAATGTGTTACGATTCATGAATATTATTAGGGATATCATTACAGGGATTGTTATTCAGACATCATTACAAGTGAACGGTCGGGATATCAATATAATGCCGAAGCACGAACATTGTGAGGGATATTGATATGATTCATGAATGTTATTAGGGATATCGTTATCATTATGATGCATGAACATTATTCGGCATGTTATGATTGTGAATGTTTGGGATATCAATGATGCACAAAGCATGAACGTTATGAGGGATATCAATATGATTCATGAATGTTATTAGGGATGTTATTACAAGGATCGTTATTCGGATATCATCATGACTGAATGTTCAGAATATCATCATGATGCACAAAGCATGAACGTTTTTAGGGATATCATTGTTACTGTGAATGTTATTAGGGATATCATTGTTACTGTGAATGTTATTAGGGATATCATGTTACTGTGAATGTTATTAGGGATATTGTGGTGATTGATATCAGGCATATGATCATGAGGAATGTTATTTGGGTATCATTATGACTGAATGTTGGGATATCATCGTGATGCATGAAGCACGAACATTGTTCAGGATATGGATATGACTGAATGTTGGGATATCGACGATCGAATGTTCGGGGAGTCATTATGATGCACGAACATTATGAGGGATATTAGTATGATTCACAGGTGTGATCAGGGATATCATTACAAGTGAATGTTCGGGTATCATTATGACTGAATGTTGGGATATCATTACCATCGAATGCTCGGGGTATCATTATGATGCCCGAATGTTTTTCAGGAGATTGGTATGATACACGAATGTTATTAGGGATAGCATGACAGGGATTGTATTTGGNAATTTAGCTTGCGCTGTATCTATCCCGATTAGGCGATCAAAACCTTTTACGACGGTTATTCCACCTAATGCAGATGCTGCCCCCATCGCCGGCACAGTGAGTTTCTTGGTTAGCTGACTACCAATATCCACCATTTGGGTGCCGAACCCTTTCATTTTATTACTAAAATCTTTTAAGCCATTACCGACCTTTGTCCATCCGCTTGCAGCAATAGCCTGCTCTTTTTTTAGGTTTGTAAGTTCATTTTTTGTACGTTGAACGTATCTTTCAAGATTATTCAGAGACGCAGCTTGGTTATTATATTCTCTTGCTGCCTTCTCAGCTTGTTTTGAACCTGCACCGTATTCAGAAACCATCTTTTCGTATTCGGACTTAGCTTCTTTAACAACAGTTTTCTGTACTTCTAATTTCTTGTTCAATCCAGCAAGCCTTGTTTCGTACTTTTCAACTGATTTATCGGAACGATCAAACGCGGACATATTTCTTTTCATTTCGCTATTGACAGTTTTTACACTATCCTTAACGCCTTTTAATCCTCTGTCCAACTTTATTGTATTCAGATCTAAGTCTATAATTAATCCTTTTAAAAGCTCCGCCAATATATATAACCTCCCTTCTTAGGGAATTAAAAAGCCCTTATCACTCGGATAAGGACTATAGTGCATTTATTATTGATTCTTGCTGACTTTCAGATAATTTTCTTTTCTTCGTGGAGACCTCAATTAGATAAAAAATAGGAGAGTCCATGATTTCATTCATTTTCCATCCGTTTTCTAATAAATCTTTAACCAACAGGTCAAAATATTCTTTTTGTTTAGTAAAGGAGAAGTCTTCATCAGTTAGTCTTTCTTCTCCTTGGATGACTCCCCCGATTCATTGTTGGTAGTCATCACCGACCGCAATTGGTCCATTAGAGTATCGAATAACAAAGCTGCATGTGTGCCTTTAATTAGTTCATCTCTCGAAAATTTATTGTTATATAATTTTTCAGAAATGAATTCGGCTACACGCTCAAAATCCGAACGTTCTATGTCGTCTCCTTTTTTCTCCATTTCTTTACCCAAGTCTAAGGCATCTAAAGCTGCGTCTCCGTCAACATGTTGTGGTTGAAAAAACTTTTTCTTTTCTCCATCAATCATTAACTGTATTTGTTTAGCCATTTTTTATCCTCCTAATGTATAAGAAGAGCAAGAATTTAATCCTGCTCTTTGATTATTTTAAATTTATTTCAGCCCCGCTTGTTGTAGGGTTGACTGCTTCAACCTCGGGGCTAATTACTCCCCCGTGCCGCCGTCATCTTCGTTTAAAGATTTTCCTAACAATGCTTGAAAGAACTTATCCTCACTGAAATCTTCATGTTTAGAATCAGCTGTGACTTTTCTTACTTCATCTGCTTGTCTATGCAAAGAAGTTCCTTCTGCTGTTTCTTCCCCGAATTCGATACTTGCTTCTTTCGTAGCGCCTTCCATGCTTGGATCATTAAACATTACCTTAGTTAATCCGATTAATTTATATGACCCGTCTTTTCGTTCGTGTTTAAACCACACGGCAACGTATGGGTTTTGCTTCCCTGCTTTTTCAGAATATACCCCATCTGCATCCGGTTTTTCGTTGAAAATTTCTTCTCTGACTTCTTCCGGGAAAGAGTGCATACCCAAACTAACTGTGCTTTCACCATCAGACTTGGCCGACTCAATGATAACTCCGTCAGCATAAGCGGAAACTAATTCGCCTCCGGATTCAATTCCGATGTTGCGGAGACCTTTTGTTTGTAACGGTTCATCATATTCAAATGCTCCGCTCTCATCCATTTTCTGAATTGCAAAACCTAAATCCTTTACGTTAACAAATGCCATCGGTGTTTTTGCTTGTTTTACCAATTAAATCACTCCTAATTTTTAATAATAAAAAAGACAGCTCAAAGGCTGCCGAAATCTTCTCTGTATTCCTTCATTCCATACCGCCTGGCGATACGAAAAATCTTTGTTTCCTTGTCCCATTCATCGGGTCCGGTGGTTTCTGAAAAGCCGTTATCATCAACTAGTATCTTTCGGATTCTTTTAGCGACCAAATCCCTTGTTTTCCTGTTATCAGACCAAATATCAACTTGCACAAGGCTGTCTTCAGTTAAATAAACACCGTCTGCATAATCACCAATCTGATCTGTATCAATCGGATCAAATACAACGTAAGTGCCGCTAAAATCACCAGTGGACGGGTATTCATAAAATTTAATCCGATTACCCACATACTGATTAATCACGTCATCGGCAATTAAAAGAGAATACATATAATCAAGCATTAAATACCCCTCCTAACTGCTTCTTTTATGACACGTCTATATTCGTTTTGAGCGTTGCGCATAGCTCTTGCAACAGCGCCTTTACCAGATGGGTTCGGATTTTTAACTGTCCCCCATTCGTTAAGGTGGATGATGCGATAACGGTTATCTGGTCCGCGCCAGTGTATTTTGATTGTGCGAACACCCTTGACAACAATAATGTCTGATGCTGTTATCTCGTCGTGACTCGCACCAGTCTTTTTCCAACTAGAGAATTGGCGTTGTAGTTCTTTCACAAAAACATTAGCGCCTTTTTTTAATGCATCATCACTAATACGATTCATAGCAGACTTACCAAGGCGTTTTTCCAATTCGGCTATTAGTTGTGCTTCCCCTCTTGCTTTGACGCTCATTGTGTAGCCACCTTTGCGACAATATCAATAAAACGTCTGTCCTGCAGGTTAGGCTGAGAGGTGACGATGTTATATGCTAATCCTTTATAATCCACATCATCAATCTCTAAATAATGCATGTTGTTAGGTCTATAGTCAGCCTGTGGGTCGCGTATAGTGATAGTTAAATCCGATAACGTACCGTTGGATTTAGCAAGTTCGAGGTCTTTCAACCACACTCTGTCCACCTTACACATGCATTCATATAACACGCTCTTTGGTTTTTCTCCGGGTTCGGGGCCGTCGTTAGGCTCATATTCATAAAACGTCACAGGTGTACGTAATTGCCCGCTGTGTACTCGTGGTGGCTTATACTTAAAATCACGCATCAGTATCACTCTCCATTGGATACGCCATGTCAATCCCAAGTGCTGTGATATCACTTAAAAAGTTATTTTCAAAGTATTCCACAGCATCATTAAAAGCATATCGTGAGCGTTCCAAGACGAGTTCTTGACCTCTAATATCTATTTCAGAATCACCATCTAGTGAAAACTCACCGCACCTGCTAGACACATACACATAAGAAGAGGACAACAAGTCTTTTAATCTGTTGTCCTCCGCTTTATGCGATATAATCATTCTGTCTTTAAAACGTTTCAANGCCACACGCTGGCTGGGAATCTGGTTCGACCGGAAACTCAAATTCAGAATACACACCCAGACACTGGCAGCCAAGGCAAAACTGGCCGCTAACGGCATACAAGCCCTGGCTAACACTATACGAGGAGTCAAAGCTCCCCTACTGCGGCAAGCGACAATTGCCTGTGTGGTCTCAGTCCTATGCTATGGAGCTGAGGCATGGTGGCCAGGGCGTAAGAGAATAAGGCAGGACCTCTCAGGGAGACAAAAACTCATCTCCAATGGGGTGGGAGCCCAGCTAGCCTGCCTTGACCGGGTACTCCGCAGTGCACTCCTAGGAACTCTCCCAGTCTACAGGACCACCCAAACAGCCACACTTCACCGGGAGGCAGCTATACCGCCCATGGAACTCCTCCTCAACCAGAGACGGCGCGGTCTAGAAGTCAGAGTACAGCAACTAGATTCCCGGCACCCACTTTACCGCCGGGCTAGACACCAGCAAAGGCAATATGTCAAAACCCGTTTTCTCCGGACTGTTGACCCCACCAACATCCATCTTGTGGAACAGGTAGACCCACTCCTGACAAGCCCCTGGGAATCAAACCCGGAGACCAAAATACAACATACAGCAACCTCAAGGGCACAGTCCAGGGAGGCATTTCAAAAGTGGCTTGTCTCCATCCCACCACTGTCGATAATTGTATTCACAGATGGGTCCAAGGAAGGAGAGGACACAAATGCAGGAGCTGGCTGGGTAGGCTACTGGAACAGCAACAAGCTCAAGATTTTCCGAGGACA